TCGCTGATGATGTTCATTGGAGCCCCCCTGGTTTGGTAAAGTGACCATCTGCCCAGCGCTTGAGTCGCTGGCCCCACTCCGTCTCTTCCCTGATCCACTTCCTGATGAGGTAAGCGATCTGAAGTAGCCCGAGCACTACCGCAATCGCGGTCGTCAGGCTGAGCTGCTGCCACCAGGCTATGAGGCTGGCCGGCGCTTGGTACGCGAGGTTGATCGCGATGTCTCTAATCTCCTGCTTCATGCTCATCAGCCGTGCCCTCCCGACCGATCAAAGGGCTTGAGCAGGTTCACCCGCATCCAAAGCGCCACGCTGTAGCGCCACCATCGGATGCCCTTGCTCGGCGGTCCGCTGAAGTACGGTCCTTCGACCCAGCGCTTGACACGACCTGAAACGGTCAGCTCGTGTGGTAGTTCGAGGAATACCACGCAGGCGAGCGTGAGCTGCACCACCACATCGATCACGATGCCAACGAAGACGACAGGCAGGCCGAGGCGATGCGCCCAGGTTGGGAGCGTCCCTTCGTCGCGGGCCTGCATCAGATTCATGGCAGCTAGGAAGAAGACCCACAGCGCGTAGGCGGAAGCGAATGAGACGAGTAGGTATGCCATCGCTCACCCCAAAATCGTTGCGCTGTGGACGCAGCGGACGGCAGAACTACCACCCCCGATGTAGGTAGCCGTGCTGGCAACGTTCTGAAGGGCGTAAACCTGAAGGGAGTGATAGCCCTCGCTCAACTGGTTGTTGTTGACCGAGCAATAGACCGGTTGCGCTGCTGCAGAGATATAGGCGCCCGTCGCGGAGAACGATTCCGCCGCCGCCCCATCGATGAAGATCGCCGTCTGGCTCACCGCATTGGCGACGTTGTTGGTAAGACCCCCTTGGAAGGTCCCGGATACCTGGTCGCTTGCCCATGACAACACTTCGAGCAGAAGACCTGCCAACAGCACTGAGTACGACGTACCAGCATTCCCTTGGCTCGCCGACAGGACGGCTTGCAAGGAGATCGGGCGTCGATTGAACCAACTCACCACAAACCGCTGAGCGGTCGTGTCCGACCACGCCGGGCCGGTGATGATCCGTGCCATGCCGACAAGGGTTCTCGTCGCATCGCCAGACTTGATCTCGACGCCCGTAGTCGAATCGGTTGCATGGGTGGTCGTTGATGCTTCGAGCGCATTGACCGCCGTCCCGGAGGCCGTGGCATAGATGTAGTAGGTCGTTCCAACGGAAAGCGCCGTCGGCGCCAGCGTGATGCCCGCTGCCGGGATCTTGCAGACAACCCCGTTGATGGTCAGCCCGTTCCCGTTGAAGGGAGAAAGCAGCAGGTTCGACCCGCTCTTTGTGAGCCTGCACTGACCTACGTTGGAGACGCCGGTAGCGAAGCCATTGCCGTCCCGAAGCTGGGCGATGAACGAGGCAAGCAGGTTCGTCTGCTGGTCGATCGTGCTAGGCGCATCGACGGAGCCGTCGGCGGCGTTGCTGGCCGCCGTCTGAGAGAGCGAGGCCAGGTTTGTGTAAAGAGGCATGGAATCTCCAGCGCATCACTGCGTTAGGTAAAATGCAATCCGCCTCGGTGGGCGGTCTAAGGTGAAACGTGACTGACGATCAAGCGATTCGAGCGGCCATCACGGGAGCCGCAATGCCGATCTGGGTCTACCTAGTTCAGAAGGCCAAGACCCACTTGAGCAGCGCCAGGGAGAAGACGGGGCGATGTCTGGAGCAGCGAATTGCTTACCGCTTGGGCCGCCTCTGGGCGATTGGCTACCGCACCGCGAAGCAGGCTTTGAACGGGGGGCGCGTACATGGCGGCCCCACCGAGAAGACCAGCCGGAATTAGCGGGTTGACGAAGTAGGCGCCGAGACCGGCACCGCCCAGCATCAGACGGTCCGCGGTCCCGCTGTTTGGCACCTTGTTCCCCAGCACCTGCTGGCCGGCGTTCCCGAGGTCTTGCATCAGAGCAGTCCCCCGGCCAACCGCCCTGCCCCGGACGCTCGAATCGGCTTGCCGGATGGCCGAGTTCAACTGACCGGGCGTGAAGACACCCTCCGAGTTCTGCGCGGCCTTGCCAGCGCCTTCCAGACGGACCAAATTGGCCCATCCCGCATCTGTCTTGGCGATCGTGTCGGCAAATTCCGGGTTGCTCCGGGCGGCCTGCTGCTTGAGCAGGGATTGAAGCTGCTTGTAGGCGTCCCCCAGCTCTTGCTGGAACGGGTCGGATGCCTTGCCAAACTTTGCCGCTTCCTGCCCTAGCTTGCTGTCGATTTGCTTGTAGGTCGTCCCGAGCATCGAGCCATTGGCAACGATCTTCGGCTGCAGAACGTCGTCAATCGTCGAGTTGAACCGCTGCGCCATGGCCGGCTGCATGTTCTGCGCCATCGAGCGAAGCTGGCCCACATCTGTGGCAAATTGGTTGTCGAACTTGACTACCTTGACCTTGTTGATTGCGTCTTCGTAGGACTTGCTGAGCAGATCGCCGGCTTGCTTGATGCCCGACTGCCCCACATCGTCCACCGTCTCGCCGATCGGCGCCACTGCCCGATTGATCGCAGCTTTGTTGAACTGCTCTCGCGAGCGCTCCCGAGCCGCGGTGATGGCGTCCCCGACGATAGGCAGGCTCATGGCCTTTTCTTCGACACGGTTTGCCCATCCGCCAAGCGCCTGGCCGACAGTCGGCTGCACGCCCTCGTTGCGCAGAAGCTGAAGGTTCTGGTTGGTCGATGCATTCGGGCTGATAACCCGGCCGATCGCGCCAGTGACCAGCGGCGTAGCGCCACCGAAGGCGGCACCCGTGCCGACCTGCTTGGCCTTCTCGCTCCAGAAGTCGTCGCCCATGGTCGGGTTCAGAGCCGCGGAAGCGCCACCCGACAGCGCGCCCACGCCAACCCGTCCAGCCAGCGATGCGGCTAGCGGAGCGCGAGAGGCAATCGCCAGATTTGCGGGGCTCACCACGTTGCCGAGAACCCGGTAGCCGTCGAAGCCCGAATCAGGGCCTCGTGCAGCCTGGTAGGCGGCTTCCTGCTGCTTTACCTGCTGGTCTACGCCACCCTCGGGCAATCGCCCTACAAGGCCCGTCTTGTCGGCAAGCCAGTTGTTCAGGTTGTTGCCGGCGCTGACGACGCTAGACGGGAGTGCGTTCGTCAGAAGTTGCGCGCCGCCGTCGATCGGGTCGCGGATACCCTTGATGAGCCGATCCATGCGGCTCGGAGCCACATCAAACGAGCCGGAAGCGCCGCCGCTCTGTGGCTTGGCAAAAGGATCGAAATCGACTTCCTGCAGCTTCGCTTCAGCGGCACTAGCCGAAGGGATGACGGAGCCAACCGCCTTGCCGATAGCGTTCATGACCGGGCCAGGGGCCGCGCCAACCATGCGGGTTGCCTGCGCCACCTTGTCGGCATAGCGCGGATCTTCGGCGTAGCCTTTGAGCCCGGCTGTGAACTTGGACGCATCGGCGCCCGCGTTCAAGGCGTTGGGATACTTGCGCTGGATCAGGTCGGCATAGTCGCTGGCGAAATCATCAACGCTCTTGTAGGAGCGGTACTTGTCCCGGCTCCCGGTCATGTTGTCCGTAGCCGCGACACCGCCGCCCGCGAAGTCTTTGATGTTCCCGAGGTTGTTGGTCCCCGGAATGATCGACTTACCCCAGCCAGTTTCCAGGCCAAGCTGCCCAAGGATGATCTTGGGGTCAACGCCGAGCTTCGAGCCGATGGTTTCGGCCACGGGCGCATATTTGGCCGCGAAGTCGGCCGGCGTGCTGGCCTTTGGCGCAGCGAACGGATCGAAGTCCACTTCCTGCAGTGCGGTCATTACTCCACCACCTTTGCATATTTGCCGTTGGGCTGCATCACGTAGAGATTCCCGTCAGGGGCTCGTTTCGCTGGAACCTGCTTTCCTCCGACGTTCACGAAAGCGGACTTCGGCTGTTCGCCGGCAGGCGGCTTCGCAGGCGCCGAATCGCCCCAAGATCCTTCTGGCTTGATGCCGTTGAGATCCGCATACTTGGCCTGCAACCCCTTCAGTTCTTCAGCCGCGGCAACGCGCTGAGAAACAGGCTTGGTGCGGTCGCCGACAGCCGCCGCCATGATCCGGTAGTTCGCCACGTCCTTGTCGGACTGCGGGCCTTCCATGCGCGGAACGTTGGAGGTCAGCCACCCGGAAATGGTGTCCAGTTGCGATGCGAGGTCCGCACCCTTGGTGGACTTGCCGAAGAAGTTGGCAGTCGAATCGACCATGGAACCAGCGCCACTGGCTGTCGGTCCCTGCTTCAGCAACTCAAGCGCCCGATCGACGCCTGCGCCCATCTGGCCCGCCAACTTTGCCGCGCCTTGCTTCGTGGTGTCGCGCACAACATCAGCATTGGCCGTGCTGACTGCGCGTGCTCGCTGCGCGTCATTGGTGGCCGTTTCCTTTGCGGACGGATCGGCAGCGAAGCCACCACCTGCGGCATTGGTCTCGTTCGTGTAGTCGTAGCGCTGCGTGGTCGGGTTCCACACTTTCACGGTCTTGGATGCGTTCTGCGCCGCCGATGTTTGACCGGCCAACGTGGCGAGGTTCTCCGAGCCCGGAAGCATGGATACCTGCCCGCCTTTGAACGCGACGCCCTTGGTAGGGTCTGGCAAGTATTCGGCAGGACCACCCGGCGTGTAGGCGTAGCTTCCCGCGCTGAACTGGGTCGGCACGTTGGCAGCCTTCCACGCATCCATGAGGTCCGGGCCGCCCATGGCCTTGAGCCGCGCGATGCTCTCGATGGGCATCCCGCGCAGTTGCATGCCACCCGGAGCAGCACCACCAGCGACAGGAGCGGCGCCAGGCGAGCCGCCAGGAACCCCGGGAGCGGCACCGCCGCCAGCCGGAGCGCCGCCACCGAAGAAGCCGCCAATGGCGTCCTGCAGCCGGCCCTGTTGGGCAATCTGCGCCTCACGCAGTTTGTTCTGCACCGCGTTCTCGTCGATCTGCGACTGCATCAGCTTGGCGCGCAGGGCGATCTGCTGATTCGCAGTAACGCTGTTCATCGCACCCGCCAGGCGCTGGCCGAAGCCGGTCTGGTTCGGGTCGGTCGTCGGGCCACCGGCCGCAAGCAGGCCGATGCCCAATTGCGCGTCGGGGCTCTGCAAGAAATCAAGGATTCCGGCCATGTTTGTTCCTTAAAACGCCGTGCCGCCGCCGCTGCCGTCCGAAGCTGCGGCCCCTGTCGCGCTGCCCGAGCTGTTGGCATCGGCCGTTCCGGTGCCGTAGCTGTTGCCGTACAGGCCCGGCATGTAGTCCGCGATCTTCACGCCCTTACCGTAGAAGTTGTACGGGTCCGTCCCGCCGTAGGCAAAGTATTCGTTCATGTCGCGGTAAGCCTTCGTCCCCGGCTCTGGCATCTTCCCGCCGTTCATGCCGTACTTGAAATCGCCGTAGCTGCCGTTCATGCCCGCCATCGGATCGATTCCGTTCTGCGACATCTGCCACGGGCTCATGGAGACGCGCAGCAGCGAGTTGTACTGATCCAGCGGGTTCTGGCTCTGCGTCTGCTGGACGAAGTTGCCAGCCGGCGCTGCAGCAGCAGGGGCCGGGTTCAGGTTCACCGGCGCTTGTTGTTGGCGGCTGAGCATCGCCAGAAGTCCCTGCTGGTTCTGCGCCGCGGCGGCCTGGCCGGCTTGGTTGGCGCCGTTGAAGTCGAAGGCGGTCGGTCGGGCGTTCGGGTTGCTGCGGTCAAAGCCGACTTGCTGCCCGGAAATCTGGCCGAGCAGAGACGGGACTACGGCGCCCATGTAGGCTGACTGGTTCGACTGGTTCTGATACGCCTGGTTCTGCGCGTCGCTGAACGGCTGGGCCGCATAGCGGTTTTGCAGGGCCTGTCCGGTCTGCAGGTTGTTCATGATCCACGGTTGCGCCGCGGCCCATGGTTCTTTGGTCTGCGTCTGCGTGCCTGCGCCGCCGTTCTGAGATGAGCCGCCTGCGTTCTTGCTACTCATGTAGCTGCCGACAGCACCGATTGCGGCCCCACCGATTGCGCCCCACGTCATGCTTGCACCTCGATACGGTTGGTCATGTTGTTCTCCAGAGCGAAACGCTCGTAGTCTTCAAAGGTCGGCGCGATCACTTCGGCCTCGATCTCTTCGAGGTCGGTGCTGTTCGTCAGATGGATCGTTGTCCAGACGGCATCCGTGACCGCATACACGGCCCGCTTGGTGCCCGGAGGCGAAACCATCGTCAACGGCCCGGTAAGCTGCCGATCGCCTTCGGTTTCCGTCATCACGCAGACGGTTCCCTGCGAAAGGATGTTCAGGTGGGCGTGCTTGTGGATCTTCCCGACGATCACCGTGCCAGCAGGTATGCGCATGGTTCGTGCGTATGCGCCAGGCGCAAAGACGTGCTGAAGCGGGCATTCCACCGGCTCCAGTTCGCGCCCGACAGCGGCTTGCAAGTCGTACAGGCTCTTGCGGATGCCGTCCGTCTTCTCGCCCTCAACCACGGCATGAGCGATCGCGGCCTGGCGCTTGCCGTCCATGTCGCCGGCTGAGAAAGGGACGATGCTCGTCATTGGCCGTTCGGGAAGCCAAGGGCGTCGTAGCCGGAAGGCAGGTACTGCGTGCCGGTGTTGGTCGCCGTGCCATTGGTGGCCGCGTTGTTCTGGTTCTGGTAGTTGTTCCACCAGCCCATGGCCGACGATCCCAACTGCGCGCCACCCAGCGCCGAGGTCCACGGGCTGCTGGTGCTGCCCACGGTGCCGGTCGTGCTGCCGTAGCCCTGGCCCATTCCGTTGGCCTGATTCGAGAAGTTCGACCAGTAGTTAAGCGGCGTGTTCTGGATGTTGTTCGCGTTCGTGAGGTCGTTCGAGTTGTAGCCGGCCAGCGTCCCGAGCAAGCCGACACCGGTCTGCAAGTTGTTCATGTTCTGGCTGTACGCATCGTTGTACAGAGAGCGATTGAAGCCCTGATCCCACTGGTAGTTGCCGATGTTCTGGGCGCGGTCCTGCATGTACAGGTTCTGCTGCTGGTTGTAGTCCTGCATGCGCATGCTGTCCGAGATGTTCCCCAGCGAACCCTGTAGGTTCTTCTGGCTGTTCTCGTTCATCTGCTGGACGCCCTCATTGCCGAAGCTGCCCGACTTGACCATGGCCGAGTTGTAGGCCGGCTGCGTGGTCATGTTGTAGTTGCGAACTACGTCCCCCTGCGCCTTGTCGATGTTCTGCTGCAGGTAGGGATTGCCCGAGCCAAGGAAAGGGTTCGCCTGCCCGGCAAAAGGGTTCGTGTAGTCAGAAGCCATGTGTTCTCCAGCGCCTCGCGGCGTTAGGTTTCAATTTCCAGTCAGGACGCGACACTGCAGGAGGGTTCCGGGCGATCCGCCAACGGTGCAGATCCAGCCCATAACGACGTACTTGCTCGCCGCGGCGCCAGCCTCTACCGGCGCGCTGTTGCGGATGAAGTCGCCTGCCGCATAGGTGCCCGTGGTCGGAATGGAGGCGGCCACCAGATCCGACCCGTTCAAGCGGCCATCGCCGATGGCGTTCACCTTCTGAGCGATGTTGCGAAGCAGCCGCGACAGCGTGAAGTTCAGGTTCTGCGCATAGGGCGAATCCGGCTGCATCGGCAGTTGCGGGTTTTCTTCGAGCCTCATCGCATGCCCACCTTCACCGGCTTGGCGTCGAAAGCCGCTTCTTTGTGGTCGCCCGTGAAATCGAACCGGAGCCGATGGAAGCGCCCCGACTGCCGCAAGTCAAACTTGCCGTCATTGATCGAGTTGGTCGGCCCGGTCGTGAGGTTGTCGCCCTCATTCATCTTGTAGAACCCGGTCGCGCTGGCCGTGGTCGGCTTTTGCAGGAACCTCACCCGCGCCCGCTCGATCATCGTCACCGCGTCATCGTCGCCCATGTCTCCGGTCACGAAGCTGGAGGCTCCCGTGGTCCCGGTGAGGGTCACGAGTTGGTGCGATGCATCGAAGTAGGACGGGGTTTGGCCGCCAGAGATCCAATACTGAGAATCAAGGGGAATGTTCGGCAGCGTGTCGATGGTCGCGGCGTAGCTGTTCAGGCCGTCGATCGTCACACCGGGCGAAATGTAGTTCAGCGGCGCTTCGACGGTCACGTCATGCCGGCCCCATTGCTTTTTGAGGACGTGATAGACCAAGGTGGCGTCGCAGGTGCCCGTAGAGCTCAACGACGGGTACGAGACGTGAACAAGGTTGTTCTGCTTGTCGTAAATCGCCTTGGTGCGGTAGCGGTAGGTCGGATTCGATGTGTTCAGGAACCACTGGCGCACCACCCCGGTCCCGATCGGAA